CTTCGCAGTAAAGGTAAAGATGATGAAGCTGAAGAGATCGAAAAAATGATTGCGAGAGAGACGGCAAAGGAAAGGTCTAAAAATGCAATGAGTAAAGCGAGAGAAATTGCGAGGGGTAAGAAGTAAACGTCTCTCCCTAAAATGTAATATAATATAAATGAAGGCGTTTTATTTCTTAATTTTTATTTTCACGCCTTCTACCTCCTCGAAAGGGAAGCCGGTAATTGTTAATGTCTCCAATACGGCTTCCCTTTCCCTCATTCTTCTATATAAACAAAAAGAAGAGGTGGTTTACTATGCGACGTGCTATTTTTGAACGATTAATTACTGAAAAAGAACTTAACTCTATTGATTCCTACACTTCCCGTTATTTAGACCATACATCTGCGCGTGAAGTACAGGATATGCGTACTCGGGCAGCGCAAGGTGACGCAGCCGCTGAGAAAAAGTATATTGACGCCTACGTGACATATAAAGAGCGTGAAGCTGAAGAAGATCGGGAAGAGTGGGATGCTGCTACAGAGAAAGAGTGGCGAAAAGAGGCAGCGGATTATATCTCGGCCACCAAACGCATCTACGGGTATGGGAAAGCTAAGGCAACTCGATTTGACGCAAAGCATTCTACTATCCCGTATAAAGTATGGCAAGCGTGGAAAAAAGAACTCAAGCCGTTATCAGATAAAGATATTGTTAGCTTTAATGACAACAAAGCAGAGTTTGAACAGACGGGTGTGTATGGAAATAAGGGGCAAGTCCTTGTAGGAATTGGGCTTGGAGTAAATGCTGTTAATCCTCAAACGGCTACCGACAAAGAGATTGAGATGGCACTAAAACCCGTACTTAGAGAACATCCCATCCTTCAAGATTTCCTCATGGCTTTACAACGTGGCGGATATGACTATACGACGGGGCGTTTTGCATGGTATACGAGTAGTTCTTATATCAACTGGAACCCTACGATTGTGCTGTATATTGAAATTCCTGTTGTTAAGCTAACGATTCCCCCTACAAGCGCAAAGGATATTCTTTCTGAAGGGAGTTTAGTAGAGGCAAAGGGTGATGCATGGGAAGTATGGGCAACCTTTGTTCAAAATTTTTGTGAGAAAGAGTGGAACTCATTTAAGTACTCTGTTGATTTCTCTACTGATCAGCGTTTTGAAAGTGATAGTTTGAATAAATCTGTTAAGAAGACCTTTTTCCTAGATGGTACGTTTACATTTTCAAAACGTCTCCCGGAAGAGGGGATGGATAGGAGTCATTCAAATACGTATTCAGGGGTATCTTTCGAGTATACCTTCTCGGGAGAGTTGCGGTGTAGACAGACCCGAGAAGACGGGAGGAAAGGCGTAATTGTAGATTTGAACGCATTGCCAGAGAAAGATATTAAAGACATCTGCAGATTATTTTGGGATAAAGCTGGAACAAATAGTGAGAAAAATCCCTTCTCATTATCTAAGTATCTAACACAGAATTTTCCAAATACAGAGTATGCCCCCTCACATTACTTTACCCTTCGTATAGAGAATGGTAAAATATTTATGAATGCTCGTTTCACTGGTCTAGGCGATTTAGCAAACAATCGCATATTTCCTCCCGGCGTAACTGAGGGTGCTGGTGATGTCCTCTTCTTAAAGTCACTTCTTACTGAGGCAAAGGGTGGGGTGGCGGAAGCGTGGCTTAATACCGTTCGTAAAAGCTTGAAAAACTATAGCGTTACCCTAAATTATAACCATAGAGAAGGTTTTTCTTGGAAAGGCGTTGTAAAGGCCGATTTAGAAAGCACCCGTATTTACACAACTAGTCAGGGGAGTATGTTTGTTTTTTTTGATGTGTATTTTGAAGGTGATGTGAAAGAAAAGGGAAGGGTTAAAAGAGATGATGTCTTGAAAGAATATATTGCGAATATTGATGGTGTTTATATTCAAAAAGCCATAAACGATTTGCCGTTAGTAGACCCTCTTGTAGAACCGGGAAGAGAAAAAGGGTTGAATTACCCCGCGATAGTTTTTTCAAAAAAACGCGACTTAGTTAAGTCGAAGAATCCCGATACGGTAGGCACGGTGTCAATTCCTATAACTTACGTAGTTAAGAATAATATCTACCCTTCCGGCGTAAATGAGAGTGTGGATGATACCATCTTCTTAAAGTCTCTCCTGACAGAAGCTAAAGGGGGAGTAGCGGAAGCATGGAAAAGTTATATTACAACAAAAGCCAGTAAAATGAAATATCCGGTTGCTTTCTCAACGATAAGAAACGGGGAAAAAATATTTGTAAAGGGAGAGTATGCTTTTAGTGAAGTGCTATTGACAGTTAAAGAAGATTATACTGATTTATCTGTAAAATTTTCTTTTGACGGTACAGTATCTCCTGAAATGGCCGGTAAAAAACTAGAAGAATTTGATATTTACATGGCTAAATATGACGCCGCAAGCTTACTAGGGGAACAAATATTAATAGAGGTAAATCGCAAACTAAAAAATACCGTAAAATTTCCTCGGGCTATTCTTCAAGAGGCTATCCATGACGGTCGAGACGATGCAATTTATATTCGCTATACCATTGACACTTTACTTGAAAAAAACATATACCCTCCCGGAGTAAGTGAGGGTGCTGGTGATACCCTCTTCTTAAAATCACTTCTTACCGAAGCGAGAGGTGGGGTGGCAGAAGCGTGGAGAAAGACTATAGAAAGGGAAATTGAAGATATGAAGATTCCTTTCGAGGAAAGAACCGCGAGAGAAGAAATTACAGGGGAGCTTTACTATAGCAGTGTTAATGTTTTCCAGTATGGTAAAAAAACTAAAATACATATTAATTTTAGTTTTACAAAAAACGAAGTTCTATGTTACGATCTCCGCACCTATGTAAAACAAAAGAAAAAAGTAGATGCTGAAATAGCCGATGTTTTATATAATACGTCACTCTGTAGGGGGGACTCTATAGTTAAATACACTCTCCTAAAAAAGTTAGGTTTTTACGGTATTGATAAATCTATGTCATATGTTGATATCGGCGGTACTGATAAAACGGGTCATTTTGTCTACCTAGATATTGATATTACGAATTTTATTGAGTACAATCATTACCCTGCGGGAATGAGCGAGAGTTCAGAAGCTTTTCTGTACCTAAAATCTCTTATAGATTTACTCTAAAAAACTACCCATCCCCGGAGGAATACAGAAATGGATATTACAAACAATAGCCAAAATACACTTACCGAAGCGAGAGGTGGGGTAGAAGAGGCGTGGATAGCCTATTATAAAAGTCTTTTCAAACAACACGTTCAGCGTCTCCCTATTGACTATACGATGAACATACGCAGTGCCGATACGATGGTAAAATTTAACGGAGTTCTTATGTTTACAGGGGACGTTGCCGTGCGTGCGGGAGAATTAGAATTCTCTGTCGCGCTTGTCGGGCGCTATCAAACGAGAAGTACCCGTAAATACTTCGGAGAGGACGACTTCGTAGACCGTCCTGCTTCTACCAGTATTCTCTATTACCTGATAAGAGAATATGAAGAGCAAGGTACAGGTGTGTTAGCTAAGGTATCTCCTACACTATATGTATCTAATGTCGAAGAGATAAGTGGGCAGATTATTGTCAAATACCGTGCGAAAATTTATCGAGAATTAAAACATAACACCTACCCGGAAAACGTTAATGAGTCTTTAAGGTACCTTCTCTCCGAGGCTAGGGGAGGGGTCCTTGAGGCTTGGGTTCGCTACTTCCGCCAAAAAATACAGTCTACGTTTCGTCAGCACCTCGATATTTTAATTCGAAGTGGCGGGGGGCCTGCAGAACGTGCTGTAGGGGATGTTTATATTAAGTCTATTGATGTGTTAGGAAATTCTAAGGCACAAATCACCCTTGCATTAAGCGATGATTTTTATATAGTCTCTCACATAGACGGTACAAAAATACCCTTTAAAACATCTTATTATATATTTGGTAATCGTATGACGAGCCAGTTCCTTGATGATAGACTTCAAGCGCACATAAACCAACTCCCCCTTCCGAAAAAACTAAAAGTCGGGGAGAAGGGAAAGTATCAAAACTACGGAGAGAGTAAAGTTGTCGATATGCGGTACTACATCACAAATAATCTCTATCCGACTGATGTAAACGAAGCTACCCATCCCTTAGAAGAAGCTCACGGAGGGGTAGCAGAGGCGTGGCGGCAGTATGTAGAACAGAGCTTAAAGAAAAATACCGGTAAATACCCCCTTCGAGCAACTAATAACAATACCGGGATGTGGTATGACGGCGAGTTGGTAGTCGAAGATGTTCAAGTAGATAATACGACGTTAAAAGTCTCTTTTATCCCTAACTATTACAAAGTGTATATTGCAGATAAAAATAAAGGGAAGGGGAGAACTACCCGTATTACTGCTCAAATAGAAAATGATATTATTAAGAGTAAAATTGACATTCAATACCTTATTGAATCTGTCAGACGCTTCGGGGATGTCGATGAATTCTTAGATATGGCAGGTAGAATAGGAGGGGATTTATCTCTTGAAAACGGTAAACTAAAAGTGATCATTTACTATGATATGACAGAACTTATTAAGGAGAATATCTACCCCTCTAACGCACAAAACGAAGAACTTGTAAATGCGCTATACTATTTACAGTCACTCATAGAAAGTGACTAAGGAAGATTTATGGCAGATATTTTTGACGATTTAACACCCGAAGAGCGAAAGATATTAAGAGATATTTTCGGTAGTGCGACTGATATTCAAAAAGAATTGCTAGACTCCCGACAAGTACGAGAGATTGTCCCTATTAAAAAATGGCTAGAGTCTGAGTATTATGTCGGGCCTGACTACGCACGAATTTACGACTACTGGAAAGATGAACTTGCCGATATTTTTGAGTACCAGAACAAATACCATGAAGTAATTATTGATGGAGCTATCGGAACAGGTAAAAGCTCGGTTGCTGAGTTAATGCTGCTACGTAAAATATACGAGTTATCTTGCTTTACAAACATCCCTGCAATGTTTGGGTTAATGTGTAAAACGAAACTCGTATTTCTCTATTTTTCCTTGACAAAGATACAAGCGGAGAGAACAGGGTATGGGGAAATGCGAGAATTGATTGATAGCTCTCCGTACTTCCAAAAAGAATTTAGCCGGGATAAGAACTTTTCGTCAATTCTAGTATGGCCTACTGAAAAACTCCTACTTATTCACGGTTCAAACGCCAGTCATGCAATTGGTATGTCTGTTATTGGCGCTGTCCTAGACGAAGCAAACTTCTTTGGCGGGGAGAGTACAGACGCTAACGCGGCTATCCCCGAATATTCCCGCGTAGCGTCTGTATACGCTAATATTATTCAGCGCGCTCAAAGCCGTTTTATGCGTAACGGGGTAAATTCCTCCCTTTCTATCCTAGTGTCTTCTTCCACACACGCAAATTCCTTTACGGAGCGTCGTAAAAAACTCGCCCTTACAGACCCCGGAGTAAAATATATCCAAACAAAACTTTGGCAAGTGAAGCCGAAGGGGACTTACTCTACAAAGAAATTTTATGTTTGTACGGGAAGCGACACCCTAGACCCCTTTATTGTGGAAAATGTTGAAGATATTAACCATTACTGCTCTTCTGTAGGACTTCCTTTATATGACCCTGATTATGTAACTATTCCGTTAGCGGTGGATAAACTCCCCCCTGAACATAGGCAGATGTTCGTTTCTATCCCAGAAGATTTTCGCCCGTCATTTGATGCTGATTTATTAACAGCATTGCAAAATATCGCGGGTGTTTCTATTGCTCCTTTAGGAAGACTTTTTTCTTCTCGCCCCCTATTTACTGCGTCTTGTCGGGAAGGGGAGAGCTTGGGATTACAGCACCCCTTTACAAAAAACGAAATTACCATATCTACGGGGGAGGATATAACCCTTGACCGTTACATTAAGCCGGGATTTACTTTTATTAACCCGGAAAAAAAGCGATACCTGCATATCGACCAATCCACTAGCCGGGATAACACCGGTATTGCGTGTTGTCATGTCTCAGAAGTACGTGTAGTTGACGGGATACAAAAGCCAGTTATTGCAATTGATTTTATGTTACGTATTCCCCCTCCGCGTTCCCCAAAGAAAATTTCTATTTCTAAAGTACGGGATTTCGTGTTCTATTTGCGGGATAGGTTTAAGCTACAGATAGGACATATTAGCTATGATACATTTGGTTCGCAAGAAAGCGTTCAGGTTCTTCAAGAGGCCGAAATTTCCTGTAAATTCCAGTCCGTTGACCGTACCGACCAAGCCTATCTTGCGTTAACAAATCTGTATTATGAAGAACGCATTATTCAATATGACTATAGCCCATATAAAGAAGAACTCTTTCAATTAATCCATGACCGGGAGAAAAGAAAAGTAGACCACCCCCCTCAATCTTCTAAAGACGTGGCAGACGCGGTGGCGGGGGCTGTCTATAATGCCCTTCAAAGCCCTCTTGCGGATGCGATTTCTACTACAGAGGGAATTGCCGCTTTTGTAGAGGCAAATAATGACTCCTTTTCTGACGACGATGAGTTTTTCCCGGTTTCTTGGCTTATGAGTAACGAATAACTGTAGTTTCGTGTACAATAAAACAGAGGAAATAAATTATGGGATGGTTTGACTGGATAACAGAAGCACGTAAAAAGAAAGATGCCCCTTCCGGCGAAGAGGAAAACTTCGAACAGAAGCGACTAGGCATGTTAGAAGATATTTTTACCGACCTGAAGGAAGCCGGTAAATTATGGGAATTCCTCAACCTTGTCCGTAATGTTGAAAGTACCCGACTTAAAAAATTCGAGCAGTACCGTGTAATGGCAAAGGACAGTGTTGTAGCCTCTGCAATGGAACTTATTGCTGACGATGCTACACAGTTTGATATGCAGGAACAAAAAATTGTATGGGTTGAGTCCGACGATGAAAATTTAAAGAAGGAACTCAACGAATTCCTACATAATATTGTCGATATTGATTCTCGTGTTTGGAACTGGGCTTATCAGATAATCCTGTATGGTGAGATGTACCTTCGCACCTTCCATTCGGATTTTATAGAACAGACACAGAGTAATGCTGGTAAAAAACAAATTACAGATGACGGCTCTCCCAAACCAGCTTCCCCTTCCACGGCAACTGTAAAAGCACTGTCTGGTAAAGGAAAAGAGAAGGAAAAGCCTTCTACAAAAGCAGAATCCGCAGGTATTGTGAGTGAGGACAGCCAGTTTATGTCCTTAAACGAAGCTTCCGAGATGGTAGGACTAAAGTTAGAGAAGGGAAAAGTTTTCGAGGAAGTAGATTCTCCAGAGAAAGTGTACCATATTACGCTTTACGGGAAAACTGTAGGGTATTATGAAGACACTACGAAGCCGGGAAAAACTTCTTCGACAAAAAAAGCCGAGGGTACCCTTTACCGACCTGAAGATTTCATCCACTTTATGAGTGATCGCGGCGGTAACCGGGAAACTATCGAACTCCCGATTAAAGATAAAAATGGTGAAAAAGAAATTAAGCGCAAGTTCAAAGTAAAATACGGCACTTCTTATATCGAAGGGGCGGTACAGGCATGGCAAATTGTACGCCTACTAGAGGATGTCCTTGTCCTCTCTCGTATTTCTCGCAGTGCCCTTATCCGGCTAGTTTCTGTTAATGTCGGGAGTGCTGACCGCGCTGAAACCATCCGTATGCTCAAGGAAGTTAAGAATGCCTTAAAGTCTAAGGAAACGTTCAACCCTCAGTCGGGGTACTATCGTTCTGATAACAACCCTGTCCCTATTGCAGACTTTGTAGTACTTCCTGTACGAAACGGTAAAGGTGATGTACAGGTGCAGGAAATTGGGGGAAATGTAGATGTACGGCAGATGGTAGACTTTGATAATTTCCTAAATAAACTTTTCGGCGCATTACACGTACCCCGCGCTTTCCTCGGGGCAGAAGATCAGGGTACGGGCGGAATTGGTAATACCTCACTTACCCGTTTAGATATCCGGTATGCCCGTACTGTCAAACGTATTGTCACCTGTCTAAAAAACGGAGTGGGGGAACTTTGCGACTACTATTTAACAACGCAGGGGAAATCAGACGCTATCGGCAAATTCACAATTACCATGACTCGAATTAACGACGCAGAGGAAACCGACCGTGTAGCTGATATTGCAAACAAGGCCGCTGCTGCAGATTCTATCGTTAATATTCTTTCGAATTTGGAAGGGGCGCTAAATAAGGTGAATAAAGAACGCCTTGTCGAATACATTTTCGACCTTCTAGGAGTAGACTACGATAAATTCAAACTAAAGCCGGGAGAAAAGGCGGATACCCCTCCTGAAGAAGAAATGACACAAGAAGCATTACTCCATAAATTAATCAGACAGGGGAAAGGAGATAGTAGCGATGTCCTATAATATTGATGAACTTTACGAAAAGCTGTTTGAAGCGGAGTCTGCCGGGAAAGTGAGTGAGGCGGATGGATTGCGGATGCAGATTCAAGAGGTATGGAAAACGGTGAGTCTCGAAGAAAGCATTGGAGAGGGAGAAGCACCCCTCTCCAATGAGGAGGAAATACACCCCACCCCTCTCTGCGAATCCTTTTTATATGAAATGCGGGAAAAGCCCTTTGCGAAAAACTTACGGAAAATTGTTGAGGGGGAAGTACTCCCGGATATTACTGTTGCAAAACTCCTCTCCTCTTATGTAACTCACGCGCTTATCGAGATGGAGAATAAGGGAGAAGGAGCTTACTACCCCCTCTATATAGCTGAAATGGCAAAGCTAACGGCGAGATTTTTAACAGGTGAGGAAACGCCACATGATATTCATTCCTATCTCACAAAGCACTTTGCTGCCTATTTCAGAAGCAACGACTAACACACTCCCCCTTCCTCGTAAACCCGTAACCCGAGGTACTTCACCGTTTGTCCCTATCCATGAGGTCACGGTGAAGTACCTCGTAGCAAAGACACACGATAACTTTCTCAATGTCAAAGAACGGTGGAAACAGGTTAAATACATTAAATACCTTGGATTATCAAAAAGCGGAGAAATTATCTTCCGAACGGAGTCTGCCACAATTAAGGGGCGTTTTTATATTGAGAAAATCAAGCTGGTACACTTAGGGGAATTAAGGAAATACGGGAAGAAGAATAAGAAAACCCTGCGTGATCGAGTAAAGAACGATGATGTTGGTATCTGGTGTTCTTGCCCGGCGCATCTCTATTGGGGATATAAGTATATAGGATGGAAAGGCGGATGGGGGTTGCGAAAAGAGACGCGAAAGCCTAAAATACGAAACCCCCAACAACGCGGGGCACTTTGCAAACACATGCTTGCTATTTTTAGCCGGTGGGATTCTTACTTGGATTCTATTACTCGCGATTTACAAAAGGGTCGCTGGTTTGACGATGAGGTAGAAGAGGACTCCAAAAACTATATACAAAATACTGGTACGTAAATATTGACAGGGCGAAAAACTCCCGCTATACTATCTGCGGGGGGTTAAGAATGCCGTTATTTTCCCTAGACTTAAATAACGTTCCGTTTCCTACAGGCGTGGTAGGGGTGAGGCTATCATCTCTAAAACGCCTGTTCACTATAGCTGAGAATATTCTTAACAACCAAATTTACAGTACTCTCGAAGCGACTCCCGTATTGCTGAAACAGGCAGTAGAAGTTGGCTGTAAACTCACAGGTCTGCCTAACCGTTACGCTACGCTCCTTGCAGAATTAAACCTTCCTGTATTTTCCCGTTCTTCTTCTAAACAGTACGAAATCGACTGGGTTGCTGATGATATGACTGACAGTATTCTATTATTTGGAAGATGGGTTAATCCGATAACGGGGAATGTATTCTTCTCTCCTCATGTTAAAACAAAATCTCCAGTATTTTTCAACCTCTTCTGCTTTCTAAAAATTTGCGGGTCCTGTTGTACCGAAGAGGAAATGGTTGTTGCTTTCGAAGACTATAAACTCGGAATTCTTTCTATAAAGGAACTTTTCCAGAAATTGCTTATGGGTAAAGGGACTGAAACTGAGCGGTTTGACCGTATACTTTCCTGTACTGATACTTCTTATACTTCTCGAACATTCGCGGCACTGGACGTAAAAGGAACTTCCGTTATTACCCCGCCCATACTAGGAGTAAGCGATAGTGAGATATACCTAAATAAATTTATCGCGATGATTGCAAACATCTTCACACTGCCCCTAAAATCCTATGATAAATTTTCGGGGGCTGATCTTAAAAGTATCCTAACGGTAAATTCGAAAACTTTTCTTTCTATATTTGATGAGGAGAAGTTGGATTTCATACGAGGGTTTCTAATGTCTCCTACTTTTGCAAACACCGAAGTAGGGAAGGATATCTATAATTTATCTAATAAAATAATAGCTGACCCCTCAAATACAGATGACATGCCAGAATTAGAAGAATTGCTGTATTTTACTTCAGGCGTAGGAATTACTTACGGACTGGACGAACTTTTTACCGTACCCGTAACTGATGATCGTAATGCAACTGCTCTTCTACTGAATATTGTTAATTTATTTAGCGGTGCTGGTATCGAAGCCCCTCTTATTGCAGCTATGGGGAAGGGTAAGACTCTATTATCCGTACTTACGGACTCGGCCATACAGGAGTACCTACCGGAAGGATTTATTCAAAAAATATCTGATAGGAAGAATAAATCTATCTTCAACTGTCCGGTAGTATTAGACAAAACTATGATGAGTCTGCTATCATATGCTGAGGGTGGGCTGGGAAACATCGCCTTTGACCGGAAGATTGCAGGGATACGGATATCGCCTATTGCCACACAATCCCGGTTATTACAGAAGATATTAGTTCGTTTAGGGGCGAATTAAACTTTTTGACAGGACATATCTGTAAAAAAGACAGATATACCTTGTGAGGTAGACTGACTATGAGCGAAACGTTCAAATATCTGATGAAAAAGTCAGAGACAATGCTGCAAGCTACTGACGTAGATAAGTTTATCCGAGAGGTTGAGAAATGCAGATTTAAGGATAAACTGCATTTTAAGATGACTTCTACTGGTAGCAGCGATGTCTTTGAAGTCGAGGGAGAATTCATTGAGGAATCTCCGGGGCAAATTATTTGGTTCCTCGGGCTTCCTTTTAATGCCCGTACTGGAGAAGTAGCTATTGCACCTTATAAGAGTAATAGCTATCTCTGCTTTTATAATTTCTATGATGTTATGCGAGAAACTTATAACTGTAAAGCGACTCGTGAAGACATCGCAGAAATTATCGAAAAATATAAGGCAGGGGTGATAGAGCTTGATGTTGCATTTGATGAAATGATGCACAGATCATCCGCAGATTCCCTCGCAGAAAAGGAAGATGATTTTAATGCGGATTTCTCGTATACCAAGAATGCTCTTAATGTTCTTGATAATAAAGGAAGTTCTCTTTCAGACACGGGGATTGACGTGACCCTAAACCAGACAGAGGAAAGGACTGGTAAGGTTATTGCAGCCGATTTCCTCCGTATGCATTGTAAGGTGTGGCGAGTAATGGCCGGGGCACGTGTCGGTGGCCTTTATGAGGTTAATCCCGCTTCCTTTACCGAAGAAGTGAACAAGTTTCCTGAAAGAGAATTACTGCTATCGGCGGTAGCTCCGATGACGAACTTTGCAGGATATGCTACTGGTGAATCTGTAGCTCTGCTGGAAGAATTGCAAGAGGTAGACTCCTCACGAAGAACAGACGCAGAGTACGAACGCAAACTTCGTGTAATTTATTTCCTTTCGGGTAATGGTCCCAGTGAAATTATAGTCCATGCCTCTGCAAAGGAATTACAAGTCACGGCCCAAGCTCTAAATATCCTAGATATGATGAGTGAAGCTGGAGAAGATGCACAGAAAGCTGTAATGTCCGCATTTACCCGTTCTGACAATTACCCGGAATTCGCGCAGTACTTCCTTAAAGGCGTAGAGTCGTTGGGGATTAACCAAACGTTAATGACGAAAAATCAGTGGGAGGAAATGCAAAAAATCCTTCCAACACTAGGCTCCGGTATACAAACAGCCGGTACCCAAGGGAATGTCTACGTAGACAATATGTTTACCACAGCAGCAGGCTCTCTGTCCTTCCCGGCAAAAGATAGATGGATGCCAAAAGACGGGGATAAAGTGATGGGCACTATTGATTTTATGCAGATATCCAGACATCTCAGCAAGATTTTAATTAATCTTGTGAAATAACCCCTACTTAAGGTATAATAGTGAGAGGAGATTTACAATGAAAAAATGGCTCCTTGTGAACCAAACGGCTCAGAAGCTTCAGCAGGCAAGGAATAAAGTAACCCTTGACGAAGAAGTTGAGCGTTTTTGGAACAAGTATTATAACTACTTCGGCGCTTTAGAAGTGCAAACCAACTACTCAAATCAGCAGGATATTGATATTGAGGATGCTTTTCCCCTAGCGATTGGGAAACATCTAAAAGATACCAACCTGCAAAAGATTGCTATGCAGATAAAGAAATTCTGCGATAATCCTGACAGTTTTTCCTCGGATTCTAACACACAATCCATGACAATGACTCTCTACATGCTTTGGCTTGTAATAGTCTCCCGTATGTATGATGTCGTTAGTATCTCTGTCGCAAACATGCAGGCAGCAAAGGCTACTGGTAATGGCATTGACGGTAGAGCGGAGAAGTACGGGTTTGATAAATTCGCCATTGCAGTATTTTCTCAGTTCTTTGCGTTTATCAGTACGCAAGTTGAAGGGGATGATACTTCTTCTTCAACTACGTCTGTCCCTGTCAGTAAGGGCATTCCCTCTCTCCCTGCGGATGTGATCATCTATAACGGAGAGGCAGTTTACGCACCGGGAGGGAAGCGGGGGAGAGGACGGCCCCCGAAGGCTCCCGCACAGCTTCAGCAACAGATTGACGATATCAATAAAATGCTGAAAAAATCAGGTGTTACGGCAGTCAGTACTGCCGCTGCTGGAGTTCCCTTACAGCAGCGCACGATTAGCAAAGATGACTACGAGTACGTGTCTACCTATTTTGCGCTAATCGTCAAATTAATTGTGGAATAATGAAAGGAGTGGGGGATGTCTGAAAAATGTATTATGATAGTATTTTACCGTTTTTAAAACAGGCACCGTGGAATGCTATGCGGGTGGAAAGTTTGGATATGACTCAAATTTACCTGCCTGCATACGTAGGGGATGAGCAGGAAATTCTACGAGGGATGGCAATACAGGCTGAGTATCTCGTAAACTCTAAGCCACGTGTCTATCACGTATTGCCGCTAGATATCTATGTCATGGATGCTTCTATTGCTCGTATTGTCTTCTACCGTAATCAGCCCGAGCCTGTCACCTGTACAATCTACGACGTAGATTACGTTCCAGTAGCACGTAGAATTACCACTGGAACGGCGCAAGATGGAAAATTCTATGCCTTCCTCCCGGAAGGGAACGGGATGGCGAGAGAAGAAATTGTTACCGCTGACCTAATAAATCTCGCAACTAATAGACAAATCGCGGATGTTGATGTAAAATATGCTATCGACATTACACCGATAGTCAACCCGAAGAAAGTTACACTCGCACCACAGGGACTTTTTGCGGGAACGTTGGGAGACTACACACTCTCAGAAGGGATTTCGTACCCGGCTATGATTAAACGTCTTTTTGAGGATGCAGATTTTAACCTTGACGATGTGAACACTACCCTTAAAGCCCCCGGTTCTGCAACAGGGGAGCTGGGGATGGGCGCGATTGAAGAAACCTTGGATTCTTACATTCGCGCAAACCCTCCGATGAAAAAAGTACCGCTCATGTTAGGTATGACGGCAGTAGCTAAGTCGGCAATGGTAAAAGACCTCTGTAAAAGACACGGGTACCGTCTCGTAGATATGCGCGTAGGGTTTATGTCGCGCCTTGACTTCGAAGGGCTGTCTCGCTCACTTCCGGTAGATGAAGCTTTACGCTTAATGTCAACTACCGGGAAAAATGCGCAAGACATCTCCGTTCTTAAGGATGCGACCGTTCTTTCCTACCAAGCTCTAAATCAGCGTATTCTGGAATGTACCGATGACTATATTAAGCTCTGTGAACGGGCTATCCCTATCCTTGATGAAAGTTTAGCGGATACTTCCCTAGACCCGGAAACTCGTAACCAACTTCAGAATATCCGGGATAACTACGCGGAAAAAGCCAAGCCGCCCATTCTGTTCCTTGATGAAATTGCCCGTTCTGACAAACCTATCCGACAGGCTATGCTCCAAATCCTCGACCAGAAAGAATTTTCTAGTAAGAAAATGACCAAGGCGAGAATTATCTGTGCTGCTAACTACCCTGTTGAGTATGAAGAAGAGCCGGGTATGGCAGAAGCTTATATTGGGGAACAGATGGATGACGTAGCCTTCAATGACCGCTTCATTCCTCTGCGCGTAACTCCTGATGACTTCAAAAAATCATGGGGAAAATGGGCAAAGAAAAACGCTGCCGGATTTATCACTGTCACGGCGAAAAGCGCTTCAGGACGATTAGCTTTTGCACGTATCGCAGTGTCCGAAAAGCCTATTAATTTCCCAACGATTAGCGGAGGGAACGACCCGGCATTTACACTGTCTCCTGAAACAGTAACTCTTAAGCCGGGAGAAAAAATTCAATTCCAGATTGTCTCCAATAACAAAGAACAAATTCTATGGGAATCTTCAAGCGGGGAAATTTCCTACGCAGGGGAATTCACCGCACCTATGGAAGAGACGAAAATAGGCGATCTTAAATCCGTGGATGCCCGTCGCCCTGCAAATCTCCATCGCCTAACGCTGGAATTTTTAATGCAAAATCCCGTTCCCGGAAGTGAATTTTCGGAGAATGCTTACGATTTCAGCGAAGTGTTACAGAAGTATAAAGATAACGGGGAAAAAGACGATCTTTCAACAAACCCCTTCCCGAACTTCCGTACATGGGAAATGATTTCTCGGTATATGTACCGTGTAGAAGATGATACAGCAGAGGGGGAAAAACTTACTGCAAACTTGGATACCATCTACGGATTAGTGGGTATTAAGTGCGGAAAGCAGTTTAGCGAATTCCTCACCTCTCGTGGATGGAAGGTTGCCGAAGCTCCGCGTAAAAACCAACTGGACTCTTTAGTAGAAGCTAATATGAAGGCAGGAGTTCCTACACTACTCGTAGGCCCTTCGTCTTTAGGTAAAACTACCCGTATTAAGAATTTCTGTCGCAATCCGAAAAATCGGACTACGATGATTTCTATTAACCTGTCTCAGTTAGACCGTACTGATATTATGGGGGCGTTAGCAGGCGTTTCTACAGCACAGTTTATTGCTGGCCCTCACATGGAACTATTGCAGAATATCCCGGTAGACAAAAATTCAGACGAAGCTGTGTTAAGCCGTGTGTTAGCACCTTCTGCAGTAGCTACGAAAAAGGTACTACGCCGTACAGGTCCGGGAAGAGGGAGAATGCCCAAATTCAATCCAGATGGCTCGGAGATTACTCCTGATAATCTCCAGCTTGACGGCTATGAATTTGTTGACGTTCCAGTATCGTCAACAAATACCCCCGAAAATCCTGAGCAAGAAAAAGAAATGGCGAAGTCTGCGGGAGTAAAATCAAACCTCGCGGATGCCCTTGCACGGCTAGTTACAGAGTGTGATCTACCTCCGCAAACTACCGTTCGCGCTCCTCGTACTCGTTACGGGATTCAGTTGCAAGAGGCTTTAAATATTCCGGGGCAGCGTATTATCCTATTCTTTGACGAAATGAACCGCTGTAACCCCATTCTGATGTCTGCAGTATTCGAGGCTATTTCTGACTATCGTATTTTCGGTATTAATTTCTCAAGTGAAAAAGACCGAGTGACGGTAGTAGGGGCATGTAACGTAGGCTCTGCGTACAAACAGGCTGAGGAATTAGACCCGGCGTTCGCAGCACGTTTCTGTATCCTTCGACGTGACCACTATGAACAGAGTGACGTGGAAGGCATGTTAGAGTACTTCGACAAATGCATTAAAAAGGGTCCGAAGGATGAGGATTACTTCTCTCCCTTGGTACTGGAATGGTTAAAGGACATGTCTACCAAGGGGAAGCTTATCGAGGCAATCTCTAAGGTTGAAGAACGCACGGTAGACCGGGGATGCCCCTCCATGCGCTCTATTAACGAGTTGTCGCGGTATCTGACAAGTAATGCAAAAGTATTTCCGGTTCTTCATGGCGCAATGCTTTTCGAAGACCCCGATACCCAAGATTTACGGGATAAGTGGCAGATTGAAATTACTCGCGGGGCGTCATTTGCGACTTCCGGCATGAAACTTAAAGCGTACTGCGATCAAATAATTCCTTTCCTTGAAAACTGGGCAGGAATTATGTCGGAATCTAACACTATTGATATCGGTACACGAAAATCTGCGACAGAAATTGTTTCGCTCTTTAAGTTGGCATACGACCGGCTCTTTGTGGATATGACATGGGTAAAATCCCAGAATGCACCCGAAAGTCAAGTTAGAGATACTTTAATGCAGTACCTCTCCAAACTTATCGGAGGTATGTCTTCTCTGGAAACACAGATTAAAAATAACCGCCAAAAAGAGATCGGCAACCTTATCGGGGATGAAGCGGCAAAGATGTTCTGTGAATTCTACAATCCCAAGAGCGGGAGAGACGAACATCTTCTGACAATCCCGGAATGCGTAGATATCACGAATATTTCTAAGTACTTGAAACAAGTAACGCAGAATCAAGCAGACAGCGTAGTTCGCCGTAATATTATATTGCAGGAAACCGGTGCTTTTATTGCATTCGCGGAAGGAAACGGGAAAATCTCTCGTGAACACTACCGAGAATGGGTAGTTAAGTCTCTGCAGTATACCATTATCGGTAGCGGTAATATCGGAACAGCGACTCCGAAAACGGCACTGTTGCGAGAATTTACCGCAGAATCCTTCGACGCACTCCTAAAAGGTGCAGAGGCAGGGGACATTGCGTTTGCGAAGGAAGTTCTAGTAGCCGCTGGCGTTTCGTCTGATACTGAGATTAGTGATGCCGTGCAAAAAGTACTGCAGATTGAAACGGATATTAAATCAGGGGTACGTAAAGCCGGTACCCAGAAGAAGCGTAAATCTCTGTTACTAGATGTTAACGCTTAACTTAAACAGGGGGAGGGTACTACCCCTCCCCTCCCACTCTTTGGAGGATTTCTCTAATGTATACAATTTCCGTTCTTATGGATTTACTAGAAGACGCAGGCTATCTACTCTCTGAAGTACAGATTAATGATGTACTAGTGACAGGGGAAACTACTACAGGGTCAATCTCGGGGGCTTCATACTTAGAGCTACGTGATCGTTTACTAGATATCCCTCGCATGGCTAACAATGCGAGAGTTGAAAAAAGTCAAACTGTACTTTCCCTCTCATATAATATGGAGAGTAAGTATACCTGTACGCTTGATTTTACCTTTACGTTCCATGCTCTAGGTACGTATTTCTCTATTTCCCCTAAACGGGTAACATTTATCAGCAGCGTCTCTGGCGGAAATTATGACGTTCCTACCTTTGCGCTTGCTGAAGAGATGTTAAAGCGTGAGCGTGAAGTACTCCACTTTGAAAAATCTGTCAATATCCCTTCTTAGGGTATAGACATACTGCAGGCATATGAGTATACTAGATAGCGGGAGTGTAACAAATGGCTAAGGACATTACAAACATATGGCAGCTTGAAGACTTCTTGCGGGAGGTTAGTAATAGTATTAACGATCAACCTCCCCCTCCTAAAGATAATAACCCAGAAGTTATGTACTTTATCGTTCGTCTGGAGACTACGAAAGGTGAGTTGCTGACATTAAAAGTCGGTTTTGCTCCCGTGTTTGAGTCCCCTGACCCGGCGTTTCCTGATATCAAACAGCAAATCGCATTCAAAATTGTCGATCAAGAGTATTTACCGGAAGATCAAGGGAAGGAAGCCGTTCTTCCAGCGATACGTCGCTTCGACTCATTCTCCAAAATTGAGAATGAAGTACTCATGCGCGTAGATGCTGACCTTCTCTGGAAACAGTATATTGATAAAGTATCTGAATATATTACCCAACGGTCTACCGCCTTTGCGAATGCCCTTAATGATACATACATGATTGACGATACCTATGTTACAGGGGTAACGCAAGGTCCTAACGGAGAAGCTGTACAGGTAACTATGCCGAACTTCAACCGCACCTATGCTATGGGATGGTCGGAAGAAATGAACCGCTACCTGTTACTTTTTAACACGTATACTCCTATACGCACAACTTTATTTGACTACTTCTACAACAAGAGTCGGTATACTTCCTTTGAGAATATGTACTTTTATAATCTTGTTTTTGGAATTTGTCACGAATTATCCCATCGCATGGAAGAACATTTAATTAATCGTTCACAAGTATTCGCAGACTGCACTGATCATAACCTTTCAAACATCTCAGAAGATGCATATATTAATATGGCGCTAACTGACCTTCTGTACGATAAAAGGTTTGTAAATAAGCCCGTGACGCCTGCGTTTATGATCGGGGATGAAACTATCTTTGGTAGTAGCAAAAAAGGGCAGTCTGACGCTATTGATCGCCAAGAAGCTACTTTACAAGATGAGTTTGTTGGGAAGCCGGTTTCCAAAATTCTGGATGCAGTATTAGAAGAATTCAGTAAATATGTAAGCTATCCTGTAGAGGGAAAACTTACTCCCCGTTCTGATCTCGCGGCAGGGGGTAAATTTATTCTAAAAATTATTTACCCGAAAAACACATACTCGGATGCTTTTAGCAATTCCTCCGTAAATTTTGTGCGCATGGTCCACTTCCTAGTTCTTCGCTTAATGAAGAATCCTGTGGAAGTGCGGCAAGGGAGAAAGTTTTATAAGGGTGACGTTATTTGGGATGAAACTGACCCTAATAAAGTATTCATTGTCACAGATATTGATGACCGTACCGGGCAGGCAGTAATTCAGCAAGTAGACCCTGCTAAAATCCCCGATATTGAAAAGTGGCTGGAAGATCACTTTAAATCAAATCCGGGTCTTGTGAATTTGGGGAGGGCATAATGAAAAATTTAGAAACAGCATATGTACGTCTCCTTGAAGAGGTGAAAACTCTCGGGGGATATATACTAGGTAAACTTATTGGCGCATTCTCCCTAGATGCGCTAGAGCCATACGTTGATAAAGAAGGAGAGCAGCGGGCAAAACAAACCGGCAATCCTCAAAATCAGGATTCAGGCCAAGGACCGCAGAATCAGCAGAATCAGCAGAATCAGCAGAATCAGCAGAATCCGCAGAATCAGCAGGGCCAAGGACCGCAGAATCAGCAGAATCAGCAGAATCCGCAGAATCAGCAGAATCCGCAGAATCCGCAGAATCAGCAGGGCCAAGGACAGCAGAATCAGCAGAATCAGCAGGGACAAGGACAGCAGGGCCAAGGTCAAGGGCAAAGCCAAAACCCTTTCCAGCCAAGTAATCCTCCCGGCTCTCCTTCACAGGGGCAGAATCCGCAGAATCAGCAGAATCCGCAGAATCCGCAGAATCAGCAGAATCCGCAGAATCAGCAGAATCAGCAGAATCAGCAGAATCAGAAAAATCCGCAGAATCAGCAGGGCCAAGGACAGCAGAATCAGCAGAATCAGCAGGGCCAAGGACAGCAGAATCAGCAGAATCAGCAGGGCCAAGGACAGCAGAACCAGCAGAATCAGCAGAATCAGCAGAATCAGCAGAATCCGCAGAATCAGCAGAATCAGCAGAATCAGCAGAATCAGCAGAATCAGCAGAATCAGCAGAATCAGCAGAATCAGCAGAATCAGCAGAATCAGCAGAATCAGCAGAATCAGCAGAATCAGCAGAATCAGCAGAATCAGCAGAATCAGCAGAATCAGAAAAACTGGTGGGATGAATATGTGACAGGACAGCCGAAAATCGTCTCACAGAATCAGATAAACCGATATGCACCTAAGGGTGCGTCAAATGTAAAGTACGACCCGGCAAATAAAACAGATAAGCCGGTAACTCCACCGTGGGCGTAGTGAGGATAAAGTGATGGCACAGCAGACATTTTCTATCGGCCAAAAGGTCTTTGTCAACCGAGGAAAAGGGGAAAAGACCGTTGGTATTATAGGTAATATTCGACCGGATGGAAAGTATGAAGTCTACTCGTTTCATGAGAAAACTTCTGCCCCCTCTCGAATTGAGCAAGAAATTGATGACATAAATCAGCAGACTACCCAGACAGAGTGGAGTTCGAACAATCCGGGCCACACTTATAATTTCTCAAAACCAAAAGACCCGACATCTGCGGAACACCAGACAAATAAAACAAAAGAATTTTTTACTAGTGAGGGTAAGGAACATACTTCGCAAGAATTGGGTATTATGGGGGCGATAGGGCTTAACCGTGTAGTGAAACGCGCTTCCGCAAAAAAACTAGTCGCTTGGAGAAAAGCCCTACAATACGCACTGCAAAATTGTTTCGGGTGGTCGGTTGTCTATGACCCTGAAGCAGAAAACCCGAGGTATGAAGATCAACCGGGAAAGGATGTTGATGTTCAGGTACCTAAACACGTCGTATTCCTCATGGATAATTCGGGTTCTATGGAAGCAAGTAAATTTGAATCTGCACTTATTGAGATTAGAAATTTTCTACAAGCAAGTAAGCGGAAGCTTTCAAAGTGCGAATTCCATCTTATTTTATGGTCAGATAACTCCCCGGCACATCCCACTGACTATACAAAGCTGAGAAATTTTAATAATCTTACAGGCTCTATCGAGACTAGACAGAAAGAAGTTCCTCAGGGCGGTACTTATCCAGATGTCGGATTTATGATGATGATGAAAAAAGTTCCAAAGCCAGATGTTATTATCGTGCTTACGGATGCGGAGTGGTCAGATAGTAGTAGGGATACTTACGGCAATATTACTGGTAAAGTTGACGCTCGTGTTAAAGGGTTTATTAAAAGCCACTATGACCATTTAATATGGGTTTTAATTCCGGGTCAAGGGGGGTCTACTCCTGCTGAACAAATTCAAAGCGTTCGTCTTTATGACGAAAAAGCTGCGACATTAACAGATAGAGATATCGCCCTCGGAAATGTAGGGAGCAACCGTATAATTCGGGTAAAGTAAAACAAAATACAACAACTCTAGCTGCTAAAGACCTCAGTATTGAAAAATACTGAGGTCTTTTTTTCTGCGTTTCCCCTCATACATTATTATTTACACAAATAAAAACATTTGAATTATATATATCTAGCAGAAAAGCCTGTAAAAATTCTCGGATAAACTCCAGTTTTAATGGTATGTCGTGGGGGAGTTGATACATGAAACAACAAATAAATGAAATTCACCATACCCGTCTTGAGATTGTCGAGGGAGCAGAGCCTTCACAGAGAAGCGGTGTACTCCGTACTGTGAAAGGGGTATTCTCCGTAGCCGATTCTGTCTCTAAAGACGATAACAGAAATAAACGGCTATATTCATCGGACTTGTTAAAAAAGAAAATTGTAGAGTCTTCCTATACGAAAGAAATGTTAGCTAATAAGACTCTCTTTGGGGAAGCGAGTCACCCCGCGAACCGTTTTGAAATTTACTTACCAGAAGTAAGTCACTGTATTACGAGTCTTCAATTTAAGGAAGGTGTTATTTACGGTACGGCAGATATTTTAGATACCCCGGCAGGAAGAGTCATTAATACGTTAGTTGAGTATGGCAGTACAATAGGAATCTCTTCTCGCGGTGCCGGTACTACAGTAAAGGAAGGAGAAAAGGAGCGAGTGAATGAAAGCGATTACGTATTTTTTACGTATGATTTTGTACCCTGCCCCTCCTTCAAGAGTAGCCGTCTCTCTGTAGTGGATGAAAGTATTCAACTAATTAACGAAGCACAAGAATTTATTAACCATCCGAATTTGCTAAAGGCGATTTCCGAGGGTCTTGGAGGGTATGACGCAAGCCAACTCCAGATAGTCGAGAATGTTCTGCGTTACGCTGATAGTGAGTATTTTTCGGATATTATTACCGAAGTGCAGGAAAGGGTTGTTGCCGGTAATGTGCGTGATGGAGTCACTTCACTCCTTGAGGAAGCGCACCAGCAAATCAAGTCTCTAAAAGACGAAATTTTCCGACTTAGCGAAGGGAGGGACACTTCTTCTGACCTTGAGTTAGAACGTCGGCTTCGTCGTTGTATAGAGCAAGACTTGTCTGACATCTCGGAACGTACCTATTTCTTAATGGATGCTGTTGCTGATGTTTCTCTGCAACTATCCAGCGCTCGTGAAACTGTGAATGAATCGCAGGAGATTGTCGAAGAAAAAGAACAGGAAGTGTCGGAATTGCGTCATGAACTGTCTGAAGTACAGACAAAAAGCACTCGGATAAGTGCTGATTATCTTTCGACATTTGCGCTTCTTGAGAAAAAAGAAGCACAAACCAGCAAGGTTATGCAGGAAGCAAAACGCCTTGATGAACGTATGGACACATTGTACGAGGAAATTAGTACACAACGTCTTCGTGCAGAAAACTATGCGAAACTACTTAAAGAATCTATCGTAAATGCATTTGCCCTTCCACTAAATGAAGTCGAGAAGCTACTTCCCGAGGGGTTTACCAAAGAAGATTTTGATGTAGTTGTCGCAAAACTAAAGGCTAGGGTGCCGGGGTCAACCTCGCTAGTAGAGCGGAAGACTTCGGTGAAAGCCATTACAGAAGAGAAAAATATTGCACAAGAAGAATCCGTTGCAATTAGTCTCTTGAAAAATATCCGCAAATAATGGAGGAATCTATCATGTATAAGTCTGGCATGACTCTAACTGAAATTTATGGCTCGGACTTTTCGGGTCGCCTAATGGAGAACTGGGGGAGCAAGCTGGAAGCTGCGGAAGCCGTGAAGGGTGAACTTCCGGTTGATCAGCGTCTACGTCTCGCTATCCTGCTGGAAAATACCCAGAATGAAATTAATCGCTTTATGCGTCTGAATGAAGCCACTCAGTCTAGTGATGTAGGCCCGTTCACCAAGTACGTCTTCGACATGATTACTGCAGTAATGCCGAATCTTATCGCTGAGGAACTGGTAAGCGTTCAGCCCATGCAGCAGAAAGTTGGTCAGGTTTTCTACCTGAAGTATCTGTTCGGCTCACAGAAAGGCAACATCGTAAAGAACAGCCTAATGTTTGACCCCGTCACGGGCGCTGCCAACAAGTACAACTACTCCTCGGAAACTATTGAGGAAGAAATGCTTGGTACCGATGGCGCTACGAGCTACACTGGTAACCTTGCCTACACCCCTGTAGTTGCAGGTTCGGTAGAAATTTCTTGTGGGAATACCACTCTGGTAGAAACTGATGCTGGCGATGGTACTGCCACGCTTGCTGCTACTGGCGTTACTGGTACTCTTAACTACTCTACTGGCGCTTTCTCGATCACTTTCAACAGTGAAACTAGCGCAGACGTAGTTGCTACTTATCAGTACAATCAGGAATTCGGCCCCTCTGTCGTACCCGAAGTTACCTTCAAGGTTGATGAAACTATCATCCGCGCTCAGAACCGCCGTCTAAAGGCTCTTTATGCCTTCTCCGCTGGTTATGACGTGAAAATGGCTTACGGTATTGACATTGACCTCGCTCTTCTTGAAGCAGTGACCAGTGAAATCCTGCATGAAATTGATGGCGAAATCATGAACGATCTGTACGTGCAGGCTGGTAATACCGCAAGTTGGGATAAGACCCCTGCCTCAACCGAAATTTCCGCCTATGACCATAAGCTGAACTTCCTAGATCACCTTGTAGAGTGCAGTAACAAAATTTACATGTCCACTCAGCGTGCGTCTGGTAATTTCATTGTCTGCGGTCGGGATGCTGCTAACATCATCGAAAGCTTTGGTATGCCGCGCTTCCAGCCTGCAACTAGCGGGCGTCAGAACGGCCCCTGCTACATCGGTGTGATTGATGGTAAGTGGAAGGTTTATAAGAACCCCTACTATGCCGACAGCGCATACCTCGTAGGTTATAAGGGTGATATGTTCCTCGATGCGGGTTATGTATACGCCCCGTACCTCCCAATCTTCGCTACTCAGTTCCTAATGACCGAAGATTTTGTTGGTCGCAGAGGCTTCGCCACTGCCTACGGCAAGAAAATGCTGAACCCCTACATGTACGTGAAGGGTACCATCACTGCTTCCTAAGCAAGCATTGCCGAAATAAAAAGGGGGGAGAGATCATCTCCCCCCTAAATTCTCAAATAAGGAGATAGGTATGCTAGTACTGACAAATAATAGTTCTTATGTCGTAGATTTTCCTTTGTATAAAAGTCGCAAGGAACGCAGACTTACCAAAGGGGAATCTGTTATTATTAATGTTGACGAACAGAGAAAGCTTAACTATTACAAACAAATAGCAAAAGCTCATCGGCTAACTTTAACATATATTCCAGATGAAGTCACGGAAGAAGCTCCTGTAGCAACAGAAGAAATTCTTGAAGAAGAAGTACCTGTAGCTACAGTTGTTGTAGAAGAAGAAGTTCTCGAAAAAGTTTCCGAAACAGAAGTTAATGAAACGGTAATTGAAGAAAAGGAACCGGTAACTGAAGAAGTTCCCGAAGTAAAAGCACCTGCCCGGAAGACATCTGGCCGTAAAAGTCGCAAATAAGGGATAAAAAATGACTAACCAGCAACTTACTACAATGGTAAAAGTCCTTCTCGGTTCTCCGGGGGTAGGGTTTGAATTAACTGACGAACAAATAAATACGTTAGTTGAAATGGCAGTTATTACATATGCCCCTTACTACGCAGGGACTTCAATGCTGGTACGAACTCCTGTAAATGGAGTTATTAATTTAGCAGACGATCATGTAGTAGAGGTGTGTAAGGTATTTGATACGACTTCAACTTTAGCAGCGTCCGACTCTATGCTCTTCGCAAACGCTAATCTTGACAGAGAAATATTTGACCTGAACTACAGGGTAAAGTTTGATATGGTTAGTGCGGCTATCGCTTCATATACCCGAAGTGAGTACGAGTCTGTTATTGACAAAGGGTTTCGATACGTAGACGGGAAGCTTTTTGTAGACGACTTTTCTGGAAGTCCTCTTACGATAGAATGCCTGAAGGAAATATCTTCCCTCTCAGATATTACAACTGAGTTTGGAATACAATGGGTATTAAAATATACTGTAGCTTTAGTTAAATGCTCTATTGGTGAAATAAGAAGAAAATTCACGTTTAACAATGCTCCCTATACTATTGACGGTGACACTATTGCGGCAGAAGGCACTAGTGAAAAACAAGCCCTAGAGGAACAATTAGGAAATAACGGTTCTGCTGGATTTTTTGTGGTTTTACGTTAGAGTTTTTATATATACGAATAGAACAGTGTTGTTTAAGCTTCTTCATGAGGTAAGTAAAGATGGAGATAAATGAAGTAAGAAAAGAAAAAGTTATCCGTGACGGGGAAGTTACCCTTGTTAATGCAAATCCCGCTAAGCAGACACCTAAACAGAAAGCTGCGCGACGTAGAAATGCAAAAATTGCCGCTCTAGCGAGAAAGAATGACCCGGATGCGAGTAAGAAACAGGCAAAGAGCATGAAGAAGCGCAGAAAAGTTATTGTAAAAAATGAAGCGGATGCTGCGGAAACGAATGAGGTATTCTCAAAGGATGAGGTACAAAAACTTTCAGAAATTCTTGTAAAACATAGTGCGCCTGCTGAATTGCACAGTGCGCTTGAGAACGGGCACTATAATATAGTAGCCCAATATCTAAAATCTGTAATGCAATAGGAGGACTCTACCGTGAGTGAAAAATCTAGTATCTTCCGTATTCTGTCGGAAGCACAAAAAACGCAAACTGCCCTCGCTAATGAGGAGGAAAAGGTACTTCTTGTTAATGAATCCGAGGAAGAAGATTTTGTAGAAGAAGCCGAGGAGCTTTCTGAAGCCAAAAAGAAGGGTAAGAAAAAGCCCGTGGAAAAGAAAGTAGAAAAAGAAGAGGAAGTCGAAGAAGAAGAAGTCATGGAAGAAGTTGAGATTGACGAAGATGCAGAAGAAATCAGCGAAGAGGAGTTTATTGCTGACGCTAAAATGCTGCATGACCTGTGGGAAGAGAATGAAATGCCCACAGTAACCCTAATAGAAGCTGCTGACGACTGGGCAAATGTAATTGATGGTGAAGAGTTGCCCGAAACCGGCGCTTTCGTAACTGCTGATATTGATGAAGACGACGAAATGCTTATCGTCAATATCTCCAAAGAAGGGGCAACCGAGGAAGAGCTACAGGAAGCTGCAGAAGAGTTTATTAACTCTGATCTATATGAATTTTTCTTGGAATCCTACGCGGATGATATGGAAGATGTCGTATTTGAAAGTATCGGGGATGGTGAGATTTCCCTTTCGATTGATATTAACGGAATTCTACAAAACCCGGAAGGTTATCTAACTGAGTCCTACATGGATATCATCGGCCAGATTGGAAACGGTGTTCCTATTAACGAAGCATGGGTTAAAGCAAAAACTGTTGTAAAACGTCTGAAATCAGGTGCTTTGAAACTGAAAAGAATCGCAGGCCATGTAAAGAAGGTACTTACCGGTAAAGCTAAGCTTGCTCGTAAGAAAGCAGGTAAATGGTTGGCAAAACATGCAAAACGTTTCCGCAGACTTATTGCGAAGTCAAAGATGTTCGGTAAGAAAAGAAATAAGAACTACAGCGTAAAGAAGGAAGGGATTGAACTAGACGTGACCCGCGCCCGACAGGAAACTTATGAGAGTGCTGTGAATGAGAATTCTCTTTCTGCACACGACCGGCAGGTAATCGAGGGTATGCTTAATCAGTATCAGGCTCCGGCTGCAATCTTCGAAGCCTTCCGTATGGGAGACTATACCCGCGTAGCTAACTACATTCAAGAAGCTAAGCGCACGAAAGAGTAAGTAGGAAAAACAACTGCACAAAAAGCCGAAAGGGGAGGGCGTTAATAGGACTCCCTCCCCTTTTATATGGAGTAGGACAATGAATATAACTCCCCTGTACTCACCAAAAGAGATAAAAGAAAACATTAGAGCTATCCTTAGCAGTGGCGGAATCCCTGCACTAAAACGCTTTTACGATAAGGGAGATGTAGAGACAATCTCCTACTATAAAAACTTACTTGATGTTGTAGATGATATTCAGATAGTCAAACAAGAAATTATTGCATACTTACAATCTACCCCCGGAAGTGACCCGCTCGATGATGAAGTACAGAGAATGCTCTTAAAAGCTTCTCGTATCCTTTATGGTGTTCGCGTATTTACAGAAAATCAGTGGCAGTACGGAGAGTTTGGTTTTTTAGATGCGCTAGTCGATACCACTCCTGTAGATAACAACTTTATTTTCGGAAGTGCAGAGTACCAGCCCCTCGCCCGTATGTCGCTTACTCCCTTTTCCATCCCTCTTTATATCAAAACTCTTCCTACTCTTTTAGACACTGCACGTTATTTAATGAAGCGTTCGTCAAATGCGGTACAGCATATTCTAAATAATATCCTACAAGATCGGTACACTTCTCTTGTGGATTTACAAGAAGATTTGATTGAAGCGAAACAGTACATTGCTGTTTTCGCAGTTCCCTTTACAAACTCCTCCACTTTAAGATATGCCCTTGACATTATTGCAGAAAACCCTGAAGTGTACTTAAAAACAATAACTTCCTATACAGGGACTTCTCTTCCGTTAAAAGAAGAATTTGATATTGAAGAAGAGGAAGAAGAATACAGTGATGGGGATGATGAGGAGTATTTTAATGAAGTCATGGGAGATATTGCCGAACGATACGGGATTAAAAACTCAGTAATGTCCGGTGACCTCTCACTACTGTTACAATTATCTATTGAACTCCCCTGTAGCGGGAAAAAATTTGCCGAAGCTTACCGGGAATTCGGAGAGGAGGGAGAGGAAGATGATTTTCTTGATGCATTAGAAGTTGACGGGTTACTCACTTCAAGCACGGTATCTCTGAAAATTGCGGCAAAAAATAACATCTCCTTTACGGAAGAGGAAGCCACTACCCTAGATTCTGCATTACAAACAAACCCTTCTGCAGACGTAATCGTTATTAAACCGACCTCGAAACTTCTAAGTATTATTGACGAACTCTCTGAGATGGAAGAAGAGGTTGAAGAGTACGGTGATGAAGAAAGTATGGGTGTTGAAGAGTCCTTAAATTATCTAAAAAGTATTGTTTAGTATATAAATAAAAGAAAGGTGTTACACAGATGGTAATTAATACAAACATGTCACAAGAAGAGATTGGGTTGCACCGAAGGTATATGTACGAGTTTTTACAAGCTCGGGGAATTCCCGCGTCTTTATATCTCGTAGACACTTCTACTGCAGACCATGAAAATGACGTGACAAAAACCTTGCTCCCTGCCATCTCTATACACACCGCTTTAGAAGAGTATCCCAGTCTTAAAACTTTAAAAGGACTGGGGTGGTTTACCGAAGACGAAAATAACCTTCCCGTCATAGCGTATCTGCCAACCTATTATGTAGATGCAGAGGGGGTGGAAATTTCACTATACCCCACAAAACATGCTGAGATGGAAATTGGCTATAACGAAAATGGTAACACACGAAGATTCATCATCACTGAAGTAAAGTATAGCGGATATGAAATTCACTGGTATATTTGTAAACTTGCCCCGTGGAAAGAAATTATACCGCAATCTACTTCACTAGGAGAGAACAACGTCTACTTAGACATGTCAAAAGCAGAGTAAAAAAGGAGCTTTGAAGTATGGATTTAACAACTCTGATGCAACTACAGATGCCCTTAGCTATCAGCCTGACTACAGATGCAGAACCGTCTATGATACTTGCTCTAATAGATAAGTACGGGTTCGCAGTTGTTGCTGCTGTGTTACTGGCTATCGCTCTATGGAGACTTATCCAGAAAATGGAAAAGAGAAACGAAATGTTAGATGGTACATTAAATCAGATGCTAACTACGATACTCCAGCAAAAAAAGTCGCCGTCACAATTTAATCAGCAACTTCTTCTACAGACTGAAATGAGTATGCGCATTGAAACCTTTTTGTGTGAGTTAGCAGAAACCCTAAACGCAGATCGTGCTTGGGTAACACAATTTCATAATGGTGGGCAGCTTATCTCCGGGATTCCCTTTCTTTACCAAACCCGTACTCATGAAATCTGTCGAAACGGTGTTCTAAGACAATTACATAACTACCAGCACATGTCCGTATCCTATACCTCATGGAGATGTAATAAAATTGCGAAACATGAAACTATAATTATTGATGACATAGAAAATTTTTCTGAAAATGAACAGCTACAGCTAAAATCAGAGGGGATTCAAGCAGCTATTACTCTCGGTATTTATGATACTCAAGGAAATCCTCTAGGATATATCGGAGTAGATTTTGTACTCGATAAGCCAGAAATTACTCAGGGAATGGTTTCGGTTGTCAATCGGGCAGCGGGGAGAATTGAAGTAGGGATTCAAGAGTTAATGAATGCCCAAACGTGCGGGAGAAATACGACAACATCATAATGGACTACACCAAACGTAAACGAGGACCTAGAGTTACCCCTGACCTCCCCCGATATGATGCGCACGGTACGCGCACAAGCGTCCATGCTTTATCGGGGGTGTTTTACCTATGGATTCCCGTAAACAGGAAGGCATGGGCACCCGGTAGTGAAATGAATCTGGATACGAAAACATGGAGGGAATTTGTTGCGTTTATGGCAATTCAGTACAAAAAAGAATTAGTAAAGGCCATAGATACTCAACGTTTCGCTAAAAAATGGAAGCCGTTAAATGTAGCGTATCTGGAAAAAAAGAGACGAATGGGGCTTTCCTTAAATATTTGGGAAGCTACAGGACAGTTAAAAGAATCTATTATCGTGATTAAAAAAAGAGGGGCTTGGGTTGTAGGCCCTGACCCGGATGCTTATTATCACCGAACTAAGCCTGTACGTATTTTGTTAGTAGCACACTGGCTGGAGTACGGAACAAAACGAGGAATTCCCCCTCGCCCTCTTTTTAGGAACGTCACTTCGTACATGCGGAAACATATCCGGGATTATTATATAAAGTTTTGTAAGCAAACCGGGAGAAAGCCGTAATGAGCGTTTATCTATACGATGAGTCATTAGTGAGTAAAATACGAAAAGTATATACAAATACTGTAATGGCTACAGACGATACAATGCTGGAAGAAGCAGCGAAGGCGGCAGGGGGCGATGTAAAACTTCCTGTAATTGTTGTAGAACGTCTGGGATGGAGATTTGATAGTGATAACTATAATAACCCTGCAATTTTTCAAGGGAGGGGGCGATACTACGGAAGTAGCGGAGAAATTGTCCAGTTCCCTACCATACCTATCACAATCCAGTATCAGATGAACGTAATAGGAGATAGACGGTTTGACGTAGATCAACTTTCCTCAGAACTTCTATTTTTCCTCTTAAAAAAACCGATTGTAAAGTTTAAGATGACAAAGCCGGTAGAATGGATTTCTACAGCGGCAACATTAAAGGTTGAGGATGTGAATGAAGAATCTGACTACACGGGATTTACAGATAAGGGGAAAATGTATCGGACAATGTTTGACCTTACGCTTACAAACGCTTCTATTATGCAACTTAGTGAAGTTAGCCGTATCGAAACCGTGGTTATTGATTTCATACTTCTTGATGAATAAACAGACACTTCTCTGTAAAGCCTGCGGAAAATTCGTTAGATATTATATATATAAACGACGCAGAGCGGAGGTGTTGTATGGCTTATACCGTAAAGAATATTACTACGGTAATCCAATATATCT